AATAACTACGTTTTCATAGGAGGTAGGACCTGCGATTTCATTAGGAAACGCGGTCCAGGAGCTGCACTTTGGTGTGCGGCTATGCTGGCCTTTACCGCTAAGATGGCTATGGGCTCAGTACTCAACTGGGGCTACTCAGTAATTAAAGTAGCCGCGCGGAATATTATTGCAATATTTCGTAGCATAGCACTTATGTGTGTGTACCATATTACCCATGTTTGGGTCCGTACATCACACGTGCTAGCGTTCGAAGAGACGATTGCGGAAGCTGTCAGGTTACATGAACTGGCGATCCAGCAGGATATCGACGACCGAACATATTTCGGTGTGACGATCCCGCGGGATTGGTACGTTTTTGTTACTGACCTTGCCCACCAGATGGTGCAAAACCGTGAGAATATTGGCTACGCCATAGGAATCTCCGTTATAGGATCGATTCTTGTTGCTATGTCATACTATTTGATCGCTGCATGTGTTAGATTAGTAAGGGCGAGAGTTTGGCGCTTTCGCAATTACGCTGGACCTGTAGATGATGGTGACGTAGTAGTGATCGATGATCCTGAGCGCACCTTCGCCGGGGGTACCATCGAGTCAGGTGGTGGTCCATACCATGCATTCACTTATGAGGATACGCGCTTTATGGTTAGAGCTGACGATTCCTCTTTTGTAAGAGTACCTCTTTCGCCTGAGGAACCAGCCCCCATTAAGGAGGGTCGAGTACTCGGCGCTAAGACGTACGCAGTGGATGAACAACGTAAGTGCGCTGTGCGGGTGTTAACAGCCAAAGGCAAAAGTTGTGGCTGGGCCACTCGCATTAAAATTTGTGGCAAGATAGTGCTCATAATGCCCTATCACGTGTATGTGCAAGCCGGAGAGACAACATGTCGCCTGGCGGATGCAAGCGGCGAATCCTATAGGTTTCCCAAGAAATCTTGGATGTCATCAGCAGAACTAGACTTTGTAATTTTCAAAGATGTTAGCGATGACCTGTATAGCAACTTACACATGTCCTGTGCGACACCACTACTAGGGGCTAAACCAGGCAGAATGACGACAGTCAGAGGACCAGGTAAAAGCTCCAAGATAGAGGAATGCACAGGTCAGCTCTTGCAAATTAGGATACCCTTTAGCAGATACTCGAGTCAAACCAGACCAGGGTTCTCAGGCGCGCCAGTGATGGTGGGCAAGAATCCCATAGGCATTCACATTGAGGCTGGTGACGGTAAGACTTACAACAAGATGTTGTCTTTCGTTTTAGTAGCGACGATTATAGACTCCGTACTTAAGAAAGAGTCGGACATGTATTACAACGCGAAGTACGATAGACACGTTAGGAAAATGGAAGATTTGATGCGTAGGGCTGAAGAGGAGCAAGAAAGACGTGAAAGGGAAGAGGAAGAGGATCCAAGGCACCAACAAGACGACAGCGATTCATATAATGATTACGATGACGCATGGGGGAACCAGGACGATGATGAGGCTTATATTAAGCATCAACAGTCGCGTCGAGATATGGATTCTCGGAAACCAAAGAACTCTATCAAGCTTATGCGTGTGGAAGTACGTGGTGATGAGTCCGACGAAGAGGTCTATGTGGCTTCTTTCGAAGACAGTTACACCGTAGCCACACACGAGCAGTTGGCTGATGAAGCCTCTGAACATGCGGGAGATAGTGCATGGGCGGATATCAAGGATTTCATCAATAAGCCTACGTATCTAGGTTCACTCGATTCAATTAGAGTGTTTCCAAGACCCGTCCAAGCCGGAGTTGTACCGCCCAGAGATAAAACTGGTTGGCTTACAGTCAGGGCTAGGAAGGGTGGCAACAAAGAGAGCGATACTGTTGAGACCCAAGCTTTAGATAAGGATAAAATAATAGCCGATTTAGAAGCTCAGGTAGCCAGTTTGCGCGAGAAAGTTGAAATTTGGGAACACTTGAATCGTAAAATTCTAAGCGTGACAGAGACAGAAGTTAACCAAGACTCAGTCAAAGAAGCGGATGAGAAAGATGAGACAGATACGAGCACTGCTCAAACTTCGGCAGACGGCCAGTTAAAAGACAGAGCTCAACCCACCAAGAGAAAGAGGAAGAAGAAGAAGAAGAAATCTACCTCCGAACCTGCAGAGACTCAGCCGAAAGGTTTAGAGACTACTGCGGAGGCTTAAAGCCTGGAAAGCAACAGAATATTCCGGGTACTAAAAGTGTTGGTGTGGTTGAGCGTTTTCTTAAAACAGGTGGTAAACAAAAGAAAGCCAATGAGGAGATGCTGGCGGCAGCGGCTAAGGCACTCGGGCATGAGCTCGAGTATGCATGGCCTGGCAAGGGTCCATCAGACCAGATTCGTAGTCTGGAGACACATGCCATCATACGCAGCATCAGACCATCAGCAGTGTATGTCCTTAAGCCTAAGGAAGTAGCTCAGGCCTTCTGGGAATCAACAAATTCCCATAAGTTGAGAGTGAGCGAACCCGACAGCTTGAAAGACTTGATTAGTGTGATCAATCACGTGATAGACCATGAGTTGGTTAAGACTTCTAGTCCAGGTGCACCTTTGTGCGCTGACTATCCAACAAATGAGTCTTGGATGACAGAACCGTCAATTCGACAAATGATAGTAGATACCGTCGTTTACAGGATTGACGCGTACGCTAGAGTTAAGGACGAAGATCTTAAAGATCCATTGCAAAATTGGCAAAACTGTCTACTAGATTTTGTCCGTGTCTTCATTAAAGCTGAGCCCCACTCGCTTAAGAAGATACAGCAAAAGCGGTACAGACTGATTGCATGCGTCTCAGTTGTAATGCAGATAATATCACGGATATTACACGGTGAACAACATCGTTGGGCTGTTAACAACTGGAGAACAAATGCGGCCAAATGCGGTTTCGGCGTCCACTCAGCGAGTGTTGACGAGTGGAACAGCATCAAAGCCCATATCAGGATGATGGACAATCCCAAAGACAGCGATCAAAAGTGTTACGACTGGCATGTTTCAGAATTCGACTACGAGTGTTTGTTGGAATATCGTAATATGATATACGATTGCTCGGATGAATGGCGTAGAGTAATTAGGACTGAACTGCTCCTGAATTCCCACCATGTCTTTATGGCTGGTAACGGACATGCCTGGATGGTTTTGACCCCAGGCATCCAGTTGAGCGGCAAGTTCTTGACTACTGAAGGAAACTCGGACATGCGTGCCATGGAAGCTTACCACGCCCACTACATGTGTTTTGGTTACTTTCCAGCAGTGGAGCCCATAGTTATGGGTGATGATTCCATAGAAGACTGGCCAGGAACTAGAGAACAGATGGTGGCTACATATAAGCTTTTAGGTAAGAAGCTGGTGTCAGAGGAGAGGACAGATGGAAAACTGGAGTGGTGTAGCGCAGCTATAACCCCGGTTAATGATGAGCCTGTGGTTTATTTGAATCAAGATAAAGCACTGTATCGTCTAATACATCAGTCCCCAACCGCTATCCCTGAAGTAAGCCAACAAGTACAACATCTTTTCTCACATGAGACGTGGGAGAAAGTCAAACCGTTGGTTGACAAGATCGCTTCTGCGTCTGAGGAGCGAAAATGAACAAAATAATCAAAAATGCTTCAAAGACTCACATGCAGTTCCCTGAGAAGAGCCGTATGTATGAGCAACATCTAGATCCTGAGAGAGCATCAATGGACCACAACGCTATGTGCTATGTGCGTTCAATTCATGATCCTCAGGGTGCCCAAGGGTGCAGAATACCAGACTTGACTGGTCTACTAACGTCGACCTATCAAGATGTGAATACAGTCACCCTTAGCCTAGTGACCGGCTCTACATCTGGCTATGCTGCAGCAGTGTGGGCGGATGCTCATCCGACAGGACATATCATAACGCTGACAGAGCTAATCACGCTAGAGTCAGGCTGGGGTACGACTATATCCAATAGTGCGAATCTGTCCTTCATGACCACAAACTTTGAGGCCATGAGGTGTGTCTCCATGGGAATGGAAATTTACATGGGAGGCAAACTTTTAGACAGAGGAACTTTTGGCCTGTTGTACAGTGGGGTATCTGAACCGAACACGGTACTGTCCAGTTTTCTAGACAACAATCGGTCGGTACAGTTTACTCCATCTGATGCAGAGGTCCACAAAGTGTCTTGGCAACCAGTATTTGGGTCTTTCAACGACGATGGTTCGTATGAAGGTTTCTCATCAAACTGGTTTAGTCCAGCATCAGCGACTGGAACATTCTCAGAAGCCGACCCACAAATTGGAGTCATTATATGGACCGAGGCCTCTGGTCTCAGTGACACTATAGAAGTGCGTATTACCACTAATTATGAGTGTCTGCCAATTGGTACGGTAGCTAAGAATTTCGAGGGACGAATGGTAGTTGGAGGTGAGGAAAGTATTGCCAAAGCTAAGCTCGCTTTAGGTAAAGCTGTTAACTCATCTTCTCCCGCTGTCAAACGCGCGTACAACAAAGGAGTTGTGCTGCACGCAGATGCTGTGGATGTCGCTAAAGGTGCAGAGTATTTATGGGACAAGATCGGTAAACCAGGTATGAAATCCCTAAAGACTCTCTGGAAGAATAATAAACAATACTTTCAGAATGCTATGTCTTTAGGTGAAGAAGTAGCTGGCACTGCAGCATTGCTAGAGAGGCACAAGCTTTTCGCGTTGCTACAGGACCGTGGACTCATAATGCATTGGAACGATCCGATGATTGACGCTCTTATGCCATACTGGCAAGACATGACCAAATGGTCTCGTCTATCAGAGCTAGTGCGTGCATTGTTGCGAGCTCGACATGTATCTCCACATACACGGCCGCACAGGGCAAGATTGAAACTACCGTGTCGGTCCGTCATTGAGGAGACACATGCCAAGCTCATGGAGTTAGCAGACGATGTGATCGTCGTGAGTCGAAGCTAGAAATGAGAATAATAGGAAATAATATATAGAAAACGATGAGGTAAAACTATTTGGAATACACTCCGGAAATTCCAGACGACTAATCGCCGTAAGCGACCACCAGATCAGAAGACTGTCAGGCCATATTATAAGTGGTCTGTTT